ATGGCACTGAATATTCCATTCAGAAATGCGTACTATCGTTTTGCATCCAGTTACTCATTTCTCTTTTTTATTTCCTGGTCGCTGTGGTGGTCGTTATACGCTATTTGGCTGAAAGGACATCTAGGGTTGACAGGGACGGAATTAGGTACACTTTATTCGGTCAACCAGTTTACCAGCATTCTATTTATGATGTTCTACGGCATCGTTCAGGATAAACTCGGTCTGAAGAAACCGCTCATCTGGTGTATGAGTTTCATCCTGGTCTTGACCGGACCGTTTATGATTTACGTTTATGAACCGTTACTGCAAAGCAATTTTTCTGTAGGTCTAATTCTGGGGGCGCTATTTTTTGGCTTGGGGTATCTGGCGGGATGCGGTTTGCTTGATAGCTTCACCGAAAAAATGGCGCGAAATTTTCATTTCGAATATGGAACAGCGCGCGCCTGGGGATCTTTTGGCTATGCTATTGGCGCGTTCTTTGCCGGCATATTTTTTAGTATCAGTCCCCATATCAACTTCTGGTTGGTCTCGCTATTTGGCGCTGTATTTATGATGATCAACATGCGTTTTAAAGATAAGGATCACCAGTGCGTAGCGGCAGATGCGGGAGGGGTAAAAAAAGAGGATTTTATCGCAGTTTTCAAGGATCGAAACTTCTGGGTTTTCGTCATATTTATTGTGGGGACGTGGTCTTTCTATAACATTTTTGATCAACAACTTTTTCCTGTCTTTTATGCAGGTTTATTCGAATCACACGATGTAGGAACGCGCCTGTATGGTTATCTCAACTCATTCCAGGTGGTACTCGAAGCGCTGTGCATGGCGATTATTCCTTTCTTTGTGAATCGGGTAGGGCCAAAAAATGCATTACTTATCGGAGTTGTGATTATGGCGTTGCGTATCCTTTCCTGCGCGCTGTTCGTTAACCCCTGGATTATTTCATTAGTGAAGTTGTTACATGCCATTGAGGTTCCACTTTGTGTCATATCCGTCTTCAAATACAGCGTGGCAAACTTTGATAAGCGCCTGTCGTCGACGATCTTTCTGATTGGTTTTCAAATTGCCAGTTCGCTTGGGATTGTGCTGCTTTCAACGCCGACTGGGATACTCTTTGACCACGCAGGCTACCAGACAGTTTTCTTCGCAATTTCGGGTATTGTCTGCCTGATGTTGCTATTTGGCATTTTCTTCTTGAGTAAAAAACGCGAGCAAATAGTTATGGAAACGCCTGTACCTTCAGCAATATAGACGTAAACTTTTTCCGGTTGTTGTCGATAGCTCTATATCCCTCAACCGGAAAATAATAATAGTAAAATGCTTAGCCCTGCTAATAATCGCCTAATCCAAACGCCTCATTCATGTTCTGGTACAGTCGCTCAAATGTACTTCAGATGCGCGGTTCGCTGATTTCCAGGACATTGTCGTCATTCAGTGACCTGTCCCGTGTATCACGGTCCTGCGAATTCATCAAGGAATGCATTGCGGAGTGAAGTATCGAGTCACGCCATATTTCGCTATCAGGATTCTGTGTGATGGTTACATCGCCCGGCCCAGGGCTGTTTAGTCATCAGCGCTTTCTGACAGTGCTGAGATTTCAACCTGTTGCAGTAAAAATGAGTAGATATAAGGCAAGTGTGCTGCCAAACCCATCTTTTACGGGGTGAAGGTAGATTTCGTTTGAAGGGTATCTGGTGTCCCCTGCAGACATCTACTTGACGAGGCAGGGGATTGATTGGAATGGTGTTTTTTAGATGTGAGAAATATTTTACCCGCTATTTTACCCATTGGCGCGGCTTAAAAGCTTATTTTTGAATTCACAATGGTCACGATATAACCATCTTGCTCGCCCGTGGATAACTTTGGCTTTTGGCAGGTCTCCGGACTTAATCCGGTCGTAGATGAAGGTTTTACCGAAGCCAGTATCGGCCATGATGAATTTCAAATCAACCAGTGAATCAGGCTGTAGTTCGTGTTGCATGAGTGCTATCTCCGAATAGGGAATCGAACCTGCAAATCAGGCAATAAAAAACCGCCATTAGGCGGCTTGGTGTTCTTTCAGTTCTTCAATTCGAATATTGGTTACGTCTGCATGTGCTATCTGCGCCCATATCATCCAGTGGTCGTAGCAGTCGTTGATGTTCTCCGCTTCGATAACTCTGTTGAATGGCTCTCCATTCCATTCTCCTGTGACTCGGAAGTGCATTTATCATCTCCATAAAACAAAACCCGCCGTAGCGAGTTCAGATAAAATAAATCCCCGCGAGTGCGAGGATTGTTATGTAATATTGGGTTTAATCATCTATATGTTTTGTACAGAGAGGGCAAGTATCGTTTCCACCGTACTCGTGATAATAATTTTGCACGGTATCAGTCATTTCTCGCACATTGCAGAATGGGGATTTGTCTTCATTAGACTTATAAACCTTCATGGAATATTTGTATGCCGACTCTATATCTATACCTTCATCTACATAAACACCTTCGTGATGTCTGCATGGAGACAAGACACCGGATCTGCACAACATTGATAACGCCCAATCTTTTTGCTCAGACTCTAACTCATTGATACGCATTTATAAACTCCTTGCAATGTATGTCGTTTCAGCTAAACGGTATCAGCAATGTTTATGTAAAGAAACAGTAAGATAATACTCAACCCGATGTTTGAGTACGGTCATCATCTGATACTACAGACTCTGGCATCGCTGTGAAGACGACGCGAAATTCAGCATTTTCACAAGCGTTATCTTTTACAAACCCGTATTCCTGCTCATATCACTCTCCTTTGATGCGAATGCCAGTAGCGCGGATTGCATCGATGACTTCAGAAACTTTGTATGCCATTACCGTTTGGTAATCATCGTGAAAATCTGTTCGATGAAGCATGCTGCTACGTTCCGGGAGCAGTATTTCCCGCGCTTTCAGTTCTGCAATGCGCTTTTTTGCTGCTTCCAGTTCATCCAGTAATTCCAGCACGGTAGCCGGATTAGCCTTGGCAACAAAATCCCGGACTTGCTTACAATCAATCTCCGCAATGGGTTGATACGATGTGTAGCCATGCTGTCTTGTATAACTACCGTGACGAATAACGAAAAAATCACCATTTATTTTTTTAGCCTGCCACTTATCTTCACCGGCTTTCTCTGCCGCTTCACGCAGTGCCTGATAGTCAATCTTGTTCATATCACATCACCCTGAAGCCGTTGCATTTACGTAAAAAATCGCAGATATAGCCCTTCATTTTTTCGTGCCAATCTCGATCATTCCCATTGCACCAACCATCAGGTGGAGTCCAGTTTTCTATCAGAGCAGCCATTTTCTTTGCTTTCGCCGGAGTAGCTGTTGCGGTATCGCAGTAATGACGAGTGTCAACCAACGCATCCATACCATCGATATCAAGTACGCAAAACCATGTGTGATTCGGCATTCCAACAGATGGTATTTGTTGCCCACGTCGACGTTTATCAATAAGACATACAGTCACTGGCTGCCTCCTTTGCGAAGCTGGTCGGCGAACAAACGTACACTAGACGCTTCACTGCGTAGAAACTTAACGGCATAATCAAAACCACCTCGTTCTGCGTCGTCTGCTACGTTGTCGAGGTTATCTGCGTACATCTCTACCCCCTGCGCCCGTACTTCAGCCAGGAAAGCGTCGGTAGTTGGGGTTTCAGTAACATCATCTTCCCATTCGCTAAACTCCTCACGACAAAAGTCATTAAATTCCTTCTCAGATTGCTTAAGCGAGGTATTTTCAGCAGCCATCTTCGCGCACTTGGCCTCAAGGTTATCAATCGTGATTCCAGCAGAACGACACTCCCGCAACGCCGTTTCCAGTTTTGATTCAAGTTCACCGAACTTACGGACAAGATATTCAGCGTTTGTTTCGTTAACCTTTAAATCTCGTGGGATGCATTTACCTTTCAGAAATCCATCCATCTCAATTAGTGACATTTGTTTCATTTCTTCCCACTCCGCCACATCGCATTCAGATATTTGTTTTGATTCACTGACGGAAAAGAATTTCTCTTAAGCAATTCCTCTCTCGATGGCATTGGCTTTACGCGTTGGCGAATAATCATTTCTGCCGGAAGAATGCCGGGATTGTATGCAAGTCCTCTCATGGTAAATTCCTCTTTGTTAATTTATTTGTATGCCTGTTCTCTCTTCATCGAGTTTTTTTAGCTTGTATCGCATAGCTCTCACTGAATAAATTGAGCGGCAGGTTGCAATTGCTATTTCTTCTGCGGAGAACTTACCGAAAAGTGATACTTCGGCTCTTGTCCATCGTCTTCCACGAAGTCGGCTAACAATGTCAGCGCCAATCCTTGTTGCTTTCGCCATTACTGCTTTTTCAGTCCTTTCCAGTTTTTCAGCGATAACTTCAACTGGCATTGTCGCCGCTACCTCGCGCAAGAAATCGACTTCCCATTTCTCCCATGGAGTCTTTTTCATAGTCGATACCGTTATTTGATAAGAAGTGAAGGTTTCCCAACTTTGAGTTGAGCACCGGGGATATTTATTCCTGCTTTTAGTTGGTGTTTGATTGCCAGTTTGTCGGCTTTAATTGTCGTTTCGAACTCAACGTATTCAGGAGGAAGGGCGCTTGAGTCGATGATTTCTACAGTTTCTGACGGTTTGCGGATTGTTACCTGGTGAATACCTGCTCGAATCTTTTTCTTGCCAACCATTTCAAGCGATGACGCTATATACGCCATAATGCTGTCAATCTTATTTTGAATTACTGCGGCTCGCTCATTTAGTGACTTTGCCTCTTCCTTGAGGCGTTCAGCATAACCAGATTCATTTTTAATGACGGAAAGAAGTTGCTCTATTTTATCGGTAAATTCTCCTTCCATGCCTTCTATTGTGTCAGCAATCATCTCTGGTTCTAAATCTGAATCCATCAATTTTGCGTATTCATTGGCAATTTCATACAGTTTGCTCACTGGCAACCTCCAGTTTCGCTTTGCATTCTATGTAAATGGCTTGTACGTTCTGCTGCAATTTCATTCCAGATGTCAGGCGATATGCTTCTGCAAAATATCGCTTCAAATCATCCATGTTTTCTGCCTGAGCCATTTCATCACAAAGAAGTTGTGCTTTTTCCATAATTTCCTGCTGGCGTTTCCGTTCATCTTCGCGGATATCTTCCTCTGATTTGTGCGGCATAACTGGTTCAGTCCACACACCTTCTTCTTCGTTTAGTACGTGAATAGCACTATCAAGGCGTGATGCTTTAGGCCAATACTTGCTTGCACGCTTTACGACCGTCTTTCGCGCCATCTCATTCCAGTGATTTACCCATGGTCCTTTATCGCTGAATGCTGCCTTGCTTGTTTTCCTTACAGCCTCAATTTCAGCCAGACTCATCTCTTCCGTTAGATAATCACCTGCTGGCGTCTTAACTGTGCAGTAAACGCCAACGATATCACCACGATCACCGAAGGCGTTGTATTTATGGGTTGGTGCTTTATCAAGCCCGTTTGACTCATAGGTATCGTTAGCATGAACAAGTTTTGCCTGACCCCATGAGATAACACCAGACTCCATTGCAATATGGAGCAATCCCATATAGCTGATATCAAGGCAAACCATGCCGTCGCGCGGAACTAGATAAGCAAGTTTGCTGGCCGGGTTTAAGGTGATGCCGATCGCCGCAACATTGATGATGGCGTTCTGTGCGCTGGTTGGATTTGCCAGTGCCGTTTTAGCCAGGTAATCATTTTTCTGGAAATACTGAATTGCAAACTGGCTTTCCTTAGCCCATGTCACCGTCTGTTCAGTCAATGCTCCGCAGAATAACTGCTCCTGCTGTTTAACGAATTCAACGATATTGCTCATGCTGCTTCTCCATAAATGTGTCTGCGTTTGAATATTGCGAAGGCATATTCAGCCTTAACTCTTTCGGTTATTGCATCCCAGAACCATTCAGCGGCTTTTTCCTGATAGTCACAGTCATCATCTTCCAGCCAGTCGATAGCGTCCTTAGTGTGTTCATCTGGTTTATATGAGCGAAGCATTTCGCTTATTGGGTCGCAACGTTTGCAGAGGCGATCAACTTCACTGTTGATTCGTTCGTAATCATCATCGGTAAAACTTGCGATGATTTGCGATATTTCACGCTTATCATTCAGAGTCAGAATCATCATCTTTCTCCTGTTCTTTGTGCTGATTGAGCATTTCTTTCATCTGACGAATGAATTCTTCGTCTGACCAGCTATCTGTAAAACTCATTTCCTGCGATACCACGGAGTGTTGATCGCTGATTTCATCGCTTTATTTGCTTCAAGCCACATTTTGGAATCACCAATAAATCTGGCTATTACTGCTTTGTTCTGTGCAGCACGAAGCATCTGGTGATTAATGGCTATTTCATTGCGCATAACGCCTCCAGTTGTTTCTTTGCTGCTCTGATTAATTGTTTAACTCGGCGTGATAATTCAGATTCGTGCGGGTAGAAAGCGGACATGACGCCGCTACCCGCGAGCTGAAAGTGCATCATGGGTAACTCCTTATATTTGATTGCATAACGAAAACGCCTCGAGTGAAGCGTTATTGGTATGCATATAAAAAGGCCCTCACACTGGAGGGCAAAGAAGACTTCCAATAATCAGAACAAGTCGGCTCCTGTTTAGTTACGAGCGACATTGCTCACATAGCAGACTCGCAAATCTGCTATAGGTGCTTATTCGCATCGCATGACAACATCAAATTTTTCGAGATTACTTTGTCGCAACAATCCTTCTTCTACGCGGTCAGCTTTTCTATAATTATCAAATTCGAAATGTTTAATTACTTCTTTTGTTTCTCGCTCTATAACTTCAAAAATGTATTTCCTATTCATCATTCTTCCCCAAGAGCTTTTCTGATTGCTGCAAGACCTTTATTAACAGCTCCATACCATTCTGGATATGTTGTCTTTGTTCTATTTTTGGTTTGCTTAAGTAATAACTGAAGTGCTTCGAGAAGGTCAGGTGCTGCCGCTATTAGATTGGCATCTTCAATGCATTGAACTTCCTCACAGATTGCAATATACGAACGCCAGCCTGCGCCATTTTCAAGTGAGTCTGCCTGGATGATTTTAATCTCACCGCCATCCATCATTATTTCCCACTTACCTTTAGTACCTTTGAATTCCATATTCACCTCTATGCTTGCTGCCAAAACAATGAACCATCCGGAAATTCCAGATAGTTCATAATTCACTCTTCAATACTTCCAACTTACTAATCGCCGATAGATATCCGCGCTGATAGGGCATCATCATTCCTTCGAGCTTGCCACTTCTTAACTCCTCCCTGAGCAATTGTATTGCTTGATCAATAACCTCTGCCTTAGCGTCCTTTATGGCTTGCTTGCGGGGCTTTGCTTTCTGCTTTGGCAGATTTCTCAAGCATGATGGAATGTATGTCTGATTCATCACTTACCTCGCTGTAACCTGCTTACTTGTACGATGACCAGCTGCGAAAAGCGCAACTTCTGGCAGGCAGACAGTACCACTCTTCAAATCAGCCTCCTTTTTCTTTTTCTATATCAAAAAGCTGCTTTGCTTTTGTGACTAAAAGCAAAAAAGCCTTCTCGCTAATGAGCAGCATTGCCGTTCATCCTGAACCCGCCGCGCTCCCGACGCATGGTTTAAAGACGCGCCGTTCGTCTATGGGTTTATGATGTACTTAAAGTTCATTAATGTAAAGTACCAATAGTACATTTTATGGGTATAAAAAGCTCACTACATCATAAGTTAGTGAACTTTAAGGAAATTTATTTTTATCCGAATCGCTTGTAATCGATTGACTGCCTAATGAGGACTTTGGCTAGAATGTGAAGTTGCTCTTCTTCACCTTCTTCTATGTACCATCGATCATAAGCGGCATTGTCAGAGATGACGGCAAGCCTGTTCTTTTGCATTTGCAGGCGCTTAACGTGCATTGTTTTCCCGTATACAAACACATAAATGCCATCGCCATCAAAACAGGTTATGGATACATCAACAAAGATCTCATCTCCCGGATTGATGGTTCCCTCCATGCTGTCACCGCGAACCGTGATGACTTTTACGCTTTCCTGTGGCCTTCCATTAAATAAAATTCTTGCCTGCTCGGTCGTATATTCAATTGCTCTTATCTTTTCTATAAATTCATTGGAAACCATGGTTCCTGGCCCGGCGCTCGCCTGAACATCCAATACATCAACACGATAATAATCATTTGATCTTGATAGATGATTTACCGTGATACCGTCATCATCAGCATAGCCATGCAGATATGCAGCAGTAGTTCCCAGCACCGAAGCCAGAGATTCCATCTTGTCTTTTCTTGGTATTGACTCCCCGTTGAACCATTTACTAATGGCTTTTGGTGTGACCTTAAGCCTGACAGCTAAATCAGCCTGCCTACCATGCAAAGGTAATCCCGCTTTATCACAGGCCAGCGCAAGCCTCTGCGAGAAAGTTTCACGCTCTTTCTGTTGAACCATAAGTTCAACTATATTAGGTATTGACTGTACTATCAGTTCCGTCATAATATGAACCATAAGTTCACCACAGGAGAGAAGCATGAACGAAGTTACGTTTGGAGAAGTTATCAAATCCGTTCGAGTTTCTGTTGTGGCTGATGTTTGTGGACTTACGCCAAAAGCCATCTATAAGTGGCTTGAGCGTGGTTCTCTGCCGCGTACCGAGTTCACTGGTGAAACCGAATATGCGGATAAGATCGCCAAGGCATCAGGCGGCAAGTACTCAGCAGCACAGATTCGCCGTATCGGTAAACAGCAGTTTGTTATGTAATAAAAATGTACTTTTAGTACCGAACGGCCCGGTATACGGTCGGGTGCCCGGCGTGGTCAAGGATGACTGTCAATGGTGCACGATAAAAACCCAAATTATTTACCTATGGAGATAGTAAGAAATGACACAAACAAGTTACAGCAAGCCAACACAGCGAGAAATTGATCGCGCTGAAACTGATTTACTCATCAACCTGTCAACGCTTACCCAGCGCGGTCTGGCAAAGATGATTGGCTGTCATGAATCGAAGATAAGCAGAACGGACTGGAGATTTATTGCTTCTGTCTTGTGTGCTTTCGGAATGGCATCAGACATCAGTCCGATTAGCAGGGCTTTTAAGTATGCGCTTGATGAAATCACAAAGAAAAAATCCCCGGCCGCCACCGAGGATTTTAAGCAAATTGATATGCAATTCTGAGGGAATTACTGGATCAATCCACAGGAGTAATTATGACAAAACGTCGTAAGAAATACCAGGAAAAAGAAGAGATTCGACACCCTGATTCACCTGAGGGATTAGTGGTAGCCGCAGCAAATAACAGGGCGTTCGCAGAGCGCCTTGTTGGTGTTTACAGACTAGCCAAAGCAGGAGTGAAACATGGGCGTCGTTAAGTTAGCTGATTACAGGCATAACCCTGTACAACATCAGGAGGCATCCAGTATGGGGTATGTCTCTATACACCGCCAGTTTATGGACAGCAGGCTCTATAAGGACTCTCAGGCAGTACATCTTTGGCTTCACTTAATCCTCAAGGCTAATCACGAATCTACTGTCGTCAATACGGATATCGGTCCGATAACTGTTGATCGCGGTCAGATGATAACTGGACGCCCGTCGCTGGTCAGAGAAACATTCATCCCAGACAACAAAGTTCGGAGCTTATTACGGACTTTTGAGTCGAAAGGGATGCTTAATATTTGCGCGATGGGGAAGGAATTTAGCCTGTTTACAATCGTTAAATATGACGATTTTCAGTCAAAAAATTGTCCAACGGTTGTCCAACGGTTGTCCAACGCAAACACCAGTAATGGCGCGGCTCTCAGCGGAGATTGTCCAACGGTTGTCCAACAGTTGTCCATAAACAATAATATAAATAATATCTCTAATACTGACGTATTAGAGAGTGCTACAGCAGACAAAAAGTCTGACAAGAAAAAACCTTCCGTTAGCTGTCAGGATGTTGTCGATGCTTACCACGAAATCCTTCCTGAAGCGCCAAGAATCCGCGCACTGAATGACAAGCGTAAAAACCAGATCCGAACGTTCTGGCGCAAAGCCGGAGTGATAACCCGCCAGCTTGACGGGCATGGGTTCACGATGCAGGACTGGAGAAATTATTTGAGCTACGTAGGCGAAAATTGCCGATGGATGTTCGAAGAGCGTCCAAACCATCAACGCGGAACCGTCTGGCACAAAAAGGGATTTGATTTCCTGCTTAACGACAATACCTACCTGAAAGTTCGTGAGGGTGAACACGATGACCGATAATTTTTATGCGCCGCCCCATAGCATCGAGGCAGAGCAGGCGGTGATTGGTGGATTGCTTCTGGATGATGACAGCAGTGAGCGCGTCCAGAAAGTTCTGGCGATGCTGAAGCCCGATTCATTTTACAGCCGACCACACAAAATCCTTTTCGAAGAGATAACCAGAATGCACCGGGAGCAAAAGCCAGTAGATGGCCTGACGCTTTTCGATGAACTGGAGCGTAAATCGTTAACGGCGTCTGTTGGCGGTTTTGCTTATATCGCTGAGATCGCAAAGAACACGCCAAGCGCCGCAAACATCGTTGCCTATGCAATGCAGGTTCGCGAAACCGCAATGGAACGCTACGCCATCAACCGCATGACTGAAGCGACGGAATTGCTCTATTCCCGCAACGGAATGACTGCAACGCAGAAGTACGAAGCTATTCAGGCGATTTTCACGCAACTGACAGACCATGCAAAAACCGGATCGCGTCGCGGCCTTCGCTCATTTGGTGAGGTCATGGAAGACTGGGTTAGCGACCTTGAGAAGCGATTTGACCCGTCAGGCGAACAACGAGGAATGAGCACAGGGATCCCATCGCTGGACAGGATGCTGTCACCGAAAGGTCTGGTGAAAGGCTCTCTGTTTGTCATTGGCGCTCGCCCTAAGATGGGGAAAACGACGCTATACAGCCAGATGGCAATCAACTGCGCAGTGCATGAGAAAAAGCCTGCTCTGATGTTCAGCCTTGAAATGCCAGGTGATCAGATACTGGAAAAACTGGTAGGACAGAAGTCAGGTGTTAACCCGAATATTTTTTACCTTCCGGCGACAAATGACGCTGATGACGGCTATCAGGGTGATTACGATGGTGACTTCAACAGGGCGATCGAAACAGCAAATCGCTTGAGTGAAATCGACCTGCTTTACATCGACGACACGCCGGGATTATCTCTGGCTCAAATCGTCAGCGAAAGCCGTCGAATCAAGCGAGAAAAAGGATGTGTTGGCATGATTCTGGTCGATTACCTGACACTAATGACCGCTGAGAAGGCCGATCGCAACGACCTTGCTTACGGCATGATCACCAAAGGACTGAAGAACCTTGCCAAAGAGCTTGATTGCGTTGTTGTGCTTCTGACGCAGCTTAACCGCGCACTGGAAAGCCGAACCAATAAACGCCCATTACCAAGTGACTCGCGCGATACAGGGCAGATTGAACAGGATTGCGATTATTGGGTGGGGATCCATCGTGAAGGTGCTTTTGATGACAGTGTTCCACCTGGTGAAACCGAACTAATCCTTCGTCTCAATCGTCATGGCAATACCGGCACGGTGTATTGCATTCAGGCAAATGGCGCTATTTATGACACAGACCAACAGTCTGCTGAAATGCGCCGACGTGAACGAGAGGAACCGCAGTCCAAGAAGAAAGGAGGATTCTGATGACCATCTACATCACTGAGCTAATAACAGGCCTGCTGGTAATCGCAGGCCTTTTTATTTGGGGGAGAGGGAAGTCATGAAAAAACTAACCTTTGAAATTCGATCTCCAGCACATCAGCAGAACGCTATTCACGCAGTACAGCAAATCCTTCCAGACCCAACCAAACCAATCGTAGTAACCATTCAGGAACGCAACCGCAGCTTAGACCAAAACAGGAAGCTATGGGCCTGCTTAGGTGACGTCTCTCGTCAGGTTGAATGGCATGGTCGCTGGCTGGATGCAGAAAGCTGGAAGTGTGTGTTTACCGCAGCATTAAAGCAGCAGGACGTTGTTCCTAACCTTGCCGGGAATGGCTTTGTGGTAATAGGCCAGTCAACCAGCAGGATGCGAGTAAGCGAATTTGCGGAGCTATTAGAGCTTATACAGGCATTCGGTACAGAACGTGGCGTTAAGTGGTCAGACGAAGCGCGACTTGCTCTGGAGTGGAAAGCGAGATGGGGAGATCGGGCTGCATGACTATCAAATCAAATACGCCAGCACACGACAAGGACTGCTGGCAAACGCCGCTTTGGCTTTTTGATGCACTGGATATTGAGTTTGGATTCTGGCTGGATTCAGCTGCGAGCGACAAAAATGCTCTGTGCGCTCACTGGCTAACTGAGGCCGACGACGCGCTCAATTCTGAGTGGGTAAGTCACGGTGCAATCTGGAATAACCCACCGTACAGCAATATCAGGCCGTGGGTGGAAAAAGCCGCTGAGCAGTGCATACAACAGCGACAGACGGTAGTGATGCTTGTGCCAGAGGATATGTCTGTCGGATGGTTCAGCAAGGCTCTGGAGAGTGTTGACGAAGTTCGCATCATCACTGATGGACGGATTAATTTTATCGAACCATCGACAGGGCTGGAGAAGAAGGGAAACAGCAAAGGTTCCATGCTGCTGATTTGGCGACCGTTCATCAGTCCTCGACGGATGTTTACTACCGTATCCAAAGCGGCATTGATGGCGATCGGGCAGGGCGTCAGGAGGGCAGCATGAGACGACAGCGACGAAGTATCACCGACATCATCTGCGAAAACTGCAAATACCTTCCAACGAAGCGCTCCAGAAATAAACGCAAGCCAATCCCAAAAGAATCTGACGTAAAAACCTTCAACTACACGGCTCACCTGTGGGATATCCGGTGGCTAAGACATCGTGCGAGGAAATGACAATGGATTATTCACAGTTAAGTGATTTTGAAATTAACAAGCGAGTGGCAATTTGCTGTGGATTTGCTCCCGAAGATTGCGAAATCGCAAAGTTGGGAACATCAATCGTTGGTGTTGAGTGGGATGACGAAACTGGTTATGCAATAAAAACGGTTGATTACTGTAAAAGCCCATCAGACGCAGAGCCGATTATCGTAGAGAACAGAATTGGCATTATTCCAGCGCCAGAAAATGGATTATGGAAGACAGCGCATAGAAAAGTTGGCAGTGATAGTACCCCATATCATATGACTCAAGATGAAAACCCACTCCGCGCCGCCATGATTGTCTTTCTCATGATGCAGAGAATCCAATAATGCTTAGCCCATCCCAATCCATTCAATACCAGAAAGAAAGCGTCGAGCGGGCTTTAACGTGCGCTAACTGCGGTCAGAAGCTGCATGTGCTGGAAGTTCACGTGTGTGAGCACTGCTGCGCAGAACTGATGAGCGATCCGAATAGCTCAATGTACGAGGAAGAAGACGATGAGTGATTACCTGAAATGGTATCTCTGCCACCGCTGGTTAATTAAGTTTGCTGTAAAAGACTGGATGACAGCGGATGCCAACAAGCTTAAGCAACGAAAGGACTATTACTACGCCAGAATGAAGGAAAACTACTGCTCAATTCGCACTCGCATATTTATTAAAAAAGACCTTCAGTCAATTCTTCAATTGCGAGGGAAGGTAAATGGCTAACCTACGCAAAGAAGCATGCGGCAGAGAATGCCAGGTACGTATTTACGGCGTATGCAATGGTAATCCTGAAACCACAGTTCTGGCACATTACCGGATGGCTGGAATTTGCGGAACTGGAATGAAGCCTGACGACCTGATCGGCGCATGGGCTTGTAGCGCGTGTCACGATGAAATCGACCGACGCACCCATAATCTCGACAACAAAGACGCCAGGCTTTACCACCTCGAAGGCGTGATCAGGACGCAGTCGATACTGCTGAAGGAGGGGAAGATTAAGTCATGAGCGAATATCAGTTTGTGCTTCCATACCCGCCGTCGGTGAACACCTACTGGCGAAGACGGGGAAGCCAATACTACATCAGCGATAAAGGCCAGAAATACCGAAAAGACGTTCAGCAAATCATCCGCCAACTTAAGTTAGACATTTTCACCAAATCACGACTCCGCATCAAAGTCATCGCAGACGTTCCAGACTCCCGCCGCCGCGACCTCGACAACATCCTGAAAGGTTTACTCGACTCCCTTATCCACGCCGGATTTGCGGAAGACGACGAGCAATTCGATGACATTCGCGTAATTCGTGGCGTGAAAGTACCAGGCGGAAGGCTTGGAATAAAAATCACCGAACTGGAGAACGCATGAACGCCACAATTCAAACGATACCAGAGCTTCTTATCCAGACACGAGGCAATCAGACTGAAGTGGCAAGGATGCTTTCCTGCGCAAGAGGAACAGTGCTCAAGTACAACCGAGACAGCAAAGGCGAGCGTCATGTAATAGTTAACGGCGTCCTGATGGTCAAACAGGGCAAGAGGGGAAGACGATGAGACTCGAAAGCGTAGCTAAATTTCATTCGCCAAAAAGCCCGATGATGAGCGACTCACCACGGGCCACGGCTTCTGACTCTCTTTCCGGTACTGATGTGATGGCTGCTATGGGGATGGCGCAATCACAAGCCGGATTCGGAATGGCTGCATTCTGTGGTAAGCACGAACTCAGCCAGAACGACAAACAAAAGGCTATCAACTATCTGATGCAATTTGCACACAAGGTATCGGGGAAATACCGTGGTGTGGCAAAGCTCGAAGGAAATACTAAGGCAAAGGTACTGCAAGTGCTCGCAACATTCGCTTATGCGGATTATTGCCGTAGTGCCGCGACGCCGGGGGCAAGATGCAGAGATTGCCACGGTACAGGCCGTGCGGTTGATATAGCAAAAACAGAGCAGTGGGGGAGAGTTGTTGAGAAAGAGTGCGGAAGATGCAAAGGTGTCGGCTATTCAAGGATGCCAGCAAGCGCAGCATATCGCGCTGTGACGATGCTAATCCCAAACCTTACTCAACCCACCTGGTCACGCACTGTTAAGCCTCTGTATGACGCTCTGGTGGTGCAATGCCACAAGGAAGAGTCAATCGCAGACAACATTTTGAATACGGTCACACGTTAGCTGCATGATTGCCACGGATGGCAACATATTAACAGCATGATATTGACTTTTTGAATAAAGTTGGGTAAATTTGACATCAACGATGGATAAATGCACTCGTTAAATAAAGCCCTGAGTTAATAGCTCGGGGCTTTTTGTGTTTTAAGCACGGCCTTTCTGAAAGCACATCAAACCAAATACCAGACAGACAAAAATAATCACCTTATCCGCTGTGGCTACGGTGCGGTGTGCTTTGCATAAAAGAAAACTAGCTCAATGTCTGGCTTCGTGAAAGCTGGTGACAGGAGGTTGCGCTAACAACCTCCTGCCGTTTTGCCCGTGCATATCGGTCACGAACAAATCTGATTACTAAACACAGTAGCCTGGATTTGTTCTATCAGTAATCGACCTTATTCCTAATTAAATAGAGCAAATCCCCTTATTGGGGGTAAGACATGAAGATGCCAGAAAAACATGACCTGTTAGCCGCCATTCTCGCGGCAAAGGAACAAGGCATCGGGGCAATCCTTGCGTTTGCAATGGCGTACCTTCGCGGCAGATATAATGGCGGTGCGTTTACAAAAACAGTAATCGACGCAACGATGTGCGCCATTATCGCCTGGTTCATTCGTGACCTTCTCGACTTCGCCGGACTAAGTAGCAATCTCGCTTATATAACGAGCGTGTTCATCGGCTACATCGGTACTGACTCGATTGGTTCGCTTATCAAACGCTTCGCTGCTAAAAAAGCCGGAGTAGAAGATGGTGGAAATCAATAATCAACGTAAGGCGTTCCTCGATATGCTGGCGTGGTCAGAGGGAACAGATAACGGACGACAGAAAACCAGAAATCATGGTTATGACGTCATTGTAGGAGGAGAGCTATTCACTGATTACTCTGATCACCCTCGCAAACTTGTCACGCTAAACCCCAAACTCAAATCAACAGCAGCCGGACGTTACCAGCTTCTTTCCCGTTGGTGGGATGCCTACCGCAAGCAGCTTGGCCTGAAAGACTTCTCTCCGAAAAGTCAGGACGCTGTGGCATTGCAGCAGATTAAGGAACGTGGCGCTTTGCCGATGATTGATCGCGGTGATATTCGTCAGGCAATCGACCGTTGCAGCAATATCTGGGCTTCACTGCCGGGCGCTGGTTATGGCCAGTTCGAGCATAAGGCTGACAGCCTGATTGCAAAATTCAAAGAAGCAGGCGGAACGGTCAGAGAGATTGAGGTATGAGCAGAGTAACCGCGATTATCTCCGCTCTGGTTATCTGCATCATCGTCTGCCTGTCATGGGCTGTTAATCATTACCGTGATAACGCCATGACCTACAAAGAGCAGCGCGATAAGGCCACATCCACAATCGCTGACATGCAGAAGCGTCAACGTGATGTAGCAGAACTTGACGCCAGATACACAAAGGAGCTTGCTGATGCTAACGCGACTATCGAAAGCCTCCGTGCTGATGTTTCTGCTGGGCGTAAGCGCCTGCAAGTCGCCGCCACCTGTGCAAAGTCAACGACCGGAGCCAGCAGCATGGGCGATGGAGAAAGCCCAAGACTTACAGCAGATGCTGAACTCAATTATTACCGTCTCAGAAGTGGAATCGACAGGATAACCGCGCAGGTTAACTACCTGCAGGAATACATCAGGACGCAATGCCTTCGATGATAGCGATAATTTTACTCATCATCCTTCACATCTGGCTCTGTAGACAGGGTGATGATCACTTCTGGAGTGAATCCAGATTAAACATCTCATTGCTGATGCTTGATATTGAGCATCTTGCGCGCGGTAAGGGGCTGCGTTGAGATAAGAGCCAGTCATTACAAATACCAGGATTTAGCCTCGCATTCGCGGGGCTTTTTATTGCAACAAAGGTAAAGACGATGGATGAAGAATATCGTAAAGACCTGCAACTGTGGTTTGGTCTTACGCATGCGCCGTTCTGCGTGATGCCGCGAGTATTCATGGAGGCTATGCCGCCAGAATGGCAAGAGAAGATGGCTCAGTTGCTTTTTGAGTATAGCGACACAATCAAAACGGATGTCTGCGGAGTTCACAGCTGTTTTGTTACTGCCAAAGACGGCAACAACCGCTTTATGAGGATGCCAGAAGATATTCTGAACTATCGTCATCCCCGACGTGAATTCATCGAATCAGTTCTGAAGAAGTAGCCATTACAAAGCCTATCTACTGGTGGGCTTGATAATGAAACCAGAATTTATTCTTGGCAACCAGTTACGGCAGTACAGCGAAACAACCCAAGCCAGTAAGTGGGGAAATAACACTGGCAGCCACTGAAAGATGAACCTCCTGCCTTATGGCAAAAAAGATTCTTTGTGGTGGCGGACTGATGGAAAGACATCGGTTATTGCAGAGACCATTCAATGAGTGGTCTCGACAATGGCTTATACCCTACACGGGATAACTTAACTGATATTCCTTTTAACGGATAAACGGAGCCAACAATGGCAGAGATTATTCCCATGACTGAAGAACAGAAATTCCAGTTAGAGATTTACAAACTGGTCATGAACCAGAACGCAGCCGCAGAAGAAGCATTTCAATTCATTGGCACTGACGAACTGAAGCTTGAGCTATTCAAAATTCACTTCCAGTCAGGCGGCGCTAATTCAGATATCACGACCCGCACTATCGAAGCGGTACGTAAATCGAAGGAAGCGTTAGACCTGTTCACTACCGGAGCGTAAACATGGCAACTCAAGGTTTCGACAACCCATCCAAATTCCGTGATGAATGGGATAAGCAAGCAGAAGGGAAATAATCAATATGGCGACTGAGAAAAAGAATGTCGGTCGCCCTTCGGATTACCTGCCGGAGGTGGCTGATGATATCTGTGCGCTGCTTGCCTCCGGGGAAAGTCTGGTTAAGGTTTGCAAGCGCCCCGGCATGCCAGCAAAGGCTACTGTATTTCGCTGGCTGTCAGAGCATGACGAATTTAGAGACAAGTACGCGAAGGCAACTGAGGCGCGAGCTGATTCTATTTTCGAAGAGATATTCGAAATTGCTGACACTGCGATTCCAGATGCCGCCGAGGTGGCAAAGGCAAGACTTCGCGTTGATACCCGCAAATGGGCGCTGGCCAGAATGAATCCCCGTAAGTATGGCGACAAGGTAACTAATGAGCTTGTCGGCAAAGACGGCGGCGCAATCCAGATTGAAACATCACCGATGAGTACTCTATTCGGAAAATGACCTCGATTAATCCTATCTTTGAACCGTTCATTGAGGCGCATCGCTACAAAGTTGCCAAAGGCGGTCGAGGTAGCGGTAAGTCATGGGCAATTGCTAGGCTGCTTGTTGAAGCGGCGCGTCGGCAGCCTGTGCGTATTCTCTGCGCTCGTGAACTGCAAAACAGTATCAGCGATTCGGTAATCCGGTTGCTTGAAGATACCATCGAGCGTGAAGGATATTCGGCTGAGTTTGAAATTCAGCGTTCAATGATTCGTCATCTCGGAACGAATGCTGAATTCATGTTCTACGGCATCAAAAACAACCCGACGAAGATTAAATCGCTCGAAGGTATTGATATCTGCTGGGTGGAAGAAGCGGAAGCGGTAACGAAGGAATCATGGGATATCCTGATACCAACCATCCGTAAGCCGTTCTCTGAAATATGGGTGAGCTTTAACCCGAAGAACATCCTTGACGATACCTATCAGCGATTCGTTGTAAATCCTCCCAATGATATTTGTCTGCTGACGGTGAACTACACCGACAACCCGCACTTTCCTGAAGTTCTCCGTCTGGAGATGGAAGAGTGTAAACGCAGAAATCCGACACTGTATCGTCACATCTGGCTTGGTGAGCCAGTAAGTGCAAGTGATATGGCAATCATCAAGCGAGAATGGCTTGAAGCTGCAACCGATGCGCACAAGAAACTCGGATGGAAAGCGAAAGGCGCTGTTGTCTCTGCGCATGACCCATCAGACACAGGGCCAGATGCTAAAGGTTATGCATCGCGTCACGGTTCGGTAGTTAAGCGCATTGCCGAAGGTCTGCTGATGGACATCAACGAGGGTGCTGACTGGGCTACTTCGCTGGCGATTGAAGACGGCGCTGACCATTACCTGTGGGATGGCGATGGTGTCGGTGCAGGGCTGCGCAGACAGACAACGGAAGCGTTCTCCGGCAAGAAAATCACCGCCACGATGTTCAAGGGCAGCGAATCGCCATTCGATGAAGATGCGCCATATCAGGCCGGAGCATGGGCTGATGAAGTCGTACAGGGCGACAACGTTCGCACTATTGGCGATGTATTCCGCAATAAGCGAGCGCAATTCTATTACGCGCTGGCTGACAGGCTGTATCTGACATATCGGGCGGTTGTTCACGGTGAGTATGCAGACCCAGACGACATGCTGAGTTTCGACAAAGAAGCGATAGGCGAGAAGATGCTGGAGAAGCTGTTTGCAGAACTGACGCAGATTCAGCGCAAATTCAATAATAACGGGAAGCTGGAGCTTATGACTAAGGTCGAAATGAAGCAGAAGCTCGGTATTCCATCTCCTAACCTGGCTGATGCGCTGATGATGTGTATGCATTGCCCGGAGTCGGCTGCGCAACCCGACTATTCCAGTTACTCAATTCCTTGTGGTGTAGGTTGATATGGCAGAAAAAAAGATGACTGACTGGCATCGCAAGGTGCTGTGCAACTTTGATAATGCCTGGTCAGCAACGCAGGATATGCGTGAGCAGATTATTGAGGCTCAACGTTTCGTCCGGGTGTCCGGCGCACAGTGGGAAGGCAGCACAAACGCTGGTTACTCATTTGATGAAGGCAGGTTTGAGCATTACCCGCGCTTTGAACTGAATAAGATTGCCCGTGAATGTGATCGCATCATTGGCGAGTATCGACAGAATCGCATCAGCGTTAAATTCAGACCGAAGGACGATAAGGCATCGGAAGCGTTAGCCGAAAAGATGAACGGCAAATTCCGCGCTGATTATCAGGAAACATCCGGTGGCGAAGCGTGTGATAACGCATTTGATGATGCCGTAACGGGCGGATTCGGTTGTTTCCGCATGTGTGCCGATTACGAAGATGAAATGGATCCGAGTAACGAGCAACGCCGTATAAGCCTTCTCCCTGTTTACGACCCAGCGACATGCGTCTTCTTTGATCAGGACAGCAAGCAATATGACCGCTCTGATGCTATGTGGGCTATGGAAATGTTCTCCATGACGCCCAAAGCGTTCGAGGCTGAATACCCTGATTCCACCGCGGCAAGCCTTTCTCGTGATGACACTGGCACTCAATATGACTGGTCAACTCCTGATGCTATCTATGTTGGTCGCTACTATGAAGTCCGCATAGAGAAGGTGAAGCTCACGGCGTGGCGCAACCCTGTTAGCGGAGAAACGGCAATCTATGATGAAGAGCAAATCAAAGATATTGTCGACGAGCTAACCGATGGTGCATTCGAACTGATCGGTGAGCGAACGGTGAAGAAACGCCGCGTTTATTGCGGTCTTCTGTCTGGCGCTGAATGGCTGGAAGAACCGAAGCGCATTCCGGGCGAACATATTCCTCTCATCCCGGTATATGGGCGTCGTTCATTTGTTGATAATCAGGAGCGAATCGAAGGCCACGCAGCAAAAGCGATGGATGCACAGCGTCTTGAGAACCTGATGGTTTCCATGATTGCAGATAACGCTACTCAGGCTGGCGGTGATGGCATTCCTGTAGTTGATGTTGACATGATTCCTGGTCCTCTCGCCACTCATTGGGCGGAGCGCAACAAAAAGCGCCCGGCGTTCCTGCCGATGGTCAGTCTGAAAAACAAAAACGGAGATATTACTGCGCAGGCTCAGGTCAGCAGTTATACGCCTCCGACACAAATGCCTCCAGCTCTTGCCGGGCTATTGCAGTACACCGGAACGGCTATTCAGCAAATTACAGGTGCGTCGCAGCTTGAGAACATGCCGAGCAACGTCGCCACCGATACCGTTGATAGCATCTTTAACCGGATGGATACGCAGTCCTATATCTACATGGACAACATGGCTAAATCCATGCGTCGCGCTGGCGTTGTGTGGCTTTCTATGGCGCGTGAGGTCTATGGCAGTGATACGCCGATGCGTATCGTTAATGAGGACGGCAGCGATGACGTGGCGCTGATGACTGGTGAAGTGGTTGACCGTCAGACAGGGCAGGTTATCGCGCTTAATGACCTTTCGCAGGGCAACTATGAAGTGACGGTCGATGTTGGTCAGTCGTTCGCTACTCGCCGTGATGCAACGGTTAAGTCGTTACTTTCCATGCTGGCACTTATCCCACCAGGAACGCCGAAGCACGACCTTGTATCGTCGATGATTCTCGACAATATGGACGGCGAAGGGATGGACGACCTTAAAGAATACAACCGCAATCAGTTGCTTCTGTCTGGAGTTATCAAGCCGAGAACGCCAGAAGAACAGCAGATGGTTGAGCAGGCGAAACAACAACAGGCCAGTCAGCCAGATCCGGCTATGGTTGCTGCGCAAGGTCAGCTTCTTGCTGGTCAGGCTGAATTGCAGAAAGCGCAGAACGAACAGGCAGCCATTCAGGTTAAAGCATTCCAGGCACAGACTGATGCTCAGGTTGCAGCGGCAAATGTTGTGAAAATCCTCGCATCTGCCGATAGCCAGCAGAAATCTGATATCCGCGAGGCTCTGAAACTGCTCGGACAGTTCCAGCAACAGCAAGGAGACAATGCCCGTGCTGATGCAGAGCTTGTCCTGAAAAGTCAGGCACAGGGCCATGCGCAGCGCATGGACATCAGCAGCATCCTGCAAAAATCAACTCAGCAACAACCACAGCAGTAATTAACCCATAACGTGCAATGGCTGTCTTTATGAGGCCTGGCACCCTATTGCCTTCCGATGGGCTGAACATCGAGTAAACAGGGGTAACAAATGGACCAGATGGCAGAAAACACACCAGAAGTTGAAATCGAAACCGACGCGTCAGAGCAGATTCCTGATGATGTCGAACTGGCTGAAGAAGTCGAAACAGAAGATGGTAGTGAGTCCTCCGGCAATGATGCAGAGGAAGCTACTGAAACTGATGACGACGAATCGGAACAGGAATTCTACTTTGGTGACGAAAAGCTGGATTCGCCAACCAGCGAAGATGGCGCAGAGCATGGACTGGTAAAACACCTGCGCAAGACGATTAAAGAGAAAGACCGCGAGCTGAAAGAACTGATGCGTCAGTCTCAGAAACCCGTCGAGCAGCAGCCGGTAATCACTCAACCACCTCGAATGCCAAAACTGGATGATGAGGACATTGGTTTCGATGAAGAAATCTACCAGCAACGCATGGCTAAGTGGGCAGAGGATAACGGCAAGTACCAGCAACAGGAGATGGCTCGCAAGCAGAAGGAGCAGGAGCTTCAGGCTGCCTATCAAGAGCGATTATCCAAATATCAGCAACGTGTTAAGGCTCTCAAAGTTCCTGGCTATCAGGAAGCTGAGCAGGCCGTACTCGAGGAAATCCCCATCGAGACACAAAACGCGATCCTGTTTGAGTCAGAGAAGCCGGAAATCGTTGTTCTGGCACTCGGTCGCAACGCTGAACTGCGCAAGCAACTGGCAGAAGCTACCAACCCCGTAGCAATTGGTCGTCTGCTGGAACGTATCGAATCGAAGGCCAGAATCATGCCAAAAGCAAAAACCACGGCAGCCACAACCCCGACAGTTAAGGGGAGCAACGGCGCAGTAATCAACAACCTCGACAAACTGAAAGCCAAGGCGCTGGAAACTGGTGACTGGACGCCGTATTTCGCCGCTAAAAAGGCAAAAAAATAACCTATCGGAGCATTAAGCATGGCTAACCAATTAGCAAAAGACCTTGAAATCATGTTCGAAAACTACGTTGAAGGCTTTGAGGCCGCCTGCGTAGTTTCCCGTAACGCTAAAAAATTCCGTCCCGGTGATACAGCAATGCAGCGAGCAGGTGATGTTCTGTATCGTCCGCAGCATTACCACATGAACATTGAGGAAGGCCTCGACCTCAGCAGCAAAACGCCAACAGCACTGGTTCAGCGCCTTGTTCCTTCTGTGTTCAAGGAGCCGAAAAACATTCTGTACACTCTGGATGCGCGTGAAATGCGTGACCCGGAACATAAAACTGAAGCTGGTCGCGCCGCAGGTATGCGCCTTGCTGCACAGATTGACTCTGACCTGATTTCCATGGTCACGCAGCGTGCTACTAACGTGATCACAATGTCTGACTCAACCACTGGTTCACAGGGCCGTGATTTGTGGAACTGTGCGGCAGGTATTGATGCCACCATGACGGCGATTGGTGTACCGCAGGGTATCAACCGTCGCTCTTTCTGGAACCCCTTCAACTACAAAGACCTTGCTGGCGAGCTTGGTCACCGTGCCTACGCTCAGGGCGCAACCCTGACAGCATACGAAAAAGCGCAGATCCCTCCGGTTGCGTCCTTCGATAGCTACAAGACCGATATTTCTGGTCGTGTTCCGAAAGGTACAGCAACTTCCCTGACGCTGGCGGCTGAACCTGCGCACAAGGTTGAAGCGAAAGATGCCAACGATATGCCAGTGGATAACCGACAGGGGACCATTACGGTATCTGCATCTGGTTTGCAGGTTGGCGATGCGTTCACCATTGCTGGCGTGAATTCTGTACACCAGATCACCAAAGACACCACCGGGCAGCCGCAGGTATTCCGCGTTCTGGCAGTAAGCGGAACGACAGTAACTATCTCCCCGAAAATTCTGCCGCCTGACAACGCAGATGTTGCCAGCCGTCCATATGCAAACGTTGATGCTAACGCGGCAAATGGTGCAGCAATTACCATTCTCAACAAAAATGCAGCACCGGCTAACCTGTTCTGGGCTGATGGTTCTGTTGAACTGATGTACGGAAAACTGGCGTTCCCGACTGGTCAGGGTCCACAGGTAATGACAGCAACCACCGAGCAGGGCGCTACGCTGATCATGTCTTACGCCTTCGACCACATCAAAGGCGTAACCACTGCTCGTTTCACCACTCTGTACGGTTGCTCTGTACTTGTTCCTGAATATACGGGCATCGTTATTGCCGGGCAGTAATTTTGGTGGGGCTTCGGCCCCATTTTTATTGGGAGAAGACAATGGCACGAACAATGCTCTATAAGCCTGGCAACATGATCACCTGTGGTCAGTTTGCTGTCGATTACATCATTGTTGATGACGAAGAAGTTAAATCTCACCTGAAAAAAGGTTGGGTAAAAACTCCTGAAGAAACCGCAACGAAGCAAAAAGTGGCTAAGGCGGAAGAAGATGGCGAAAACGAAGGGTGATCTCGTTCTAAAGGCTTTACGAAAAGCCGGGCTGTGTTCCAATGCCACGTTGACAGATGCTGACCCTCAGGCAATTGAAGATGCCATTAATGACCTCGAAGACATGATGGCAGCATGGCAGGCTAAAGGTATCGAGCTTGGGTATCAGTTTGCTGATACAGAAAACGGCATCATGCCGTTACCGGACGATGATTCAGGTATCCCTGCATGGGCAAATGATGGCGTCGCTTTGAAACTCGCTGTGCAAGTGTGCATGGATAACGTCATTCAGCCGTCAGACGCTCTCCTTACCGCTGCTGACAGTGCATATCAGACAATCTGTATCGCTTTAACCAAAATACCACCACTTGAGCGGCGAAATGACATGCCTCGCGGTAGTGGTAACAAAAGCGCGTTTGCGTGGAATCGGTTTTACATCGAGAAAGATGATCCGAGTACGTGAGGTGAATAAATGCCGATTCAGCAACTTCCGCTTATGAAAGGCGTCGGCAAAGACTTTCGAAACGCCGACTATATCGACTATCTGCCAGTGAATATGCTGGCTACACCCAAAGAAATCCTGAACAGCAGCGGATATCTTCGCTCATTCCCGGGCATTGCCAAACGTTCTGATGTGAACGGCGTATCGCGCGGCGTCGAGTACAACATGGCGCAGAATGCTGTTTATCGCGTGTGTGGTGGCAAGTTGTATAAGGGAGAAAGTGAAGTCGGTGATGTTGCCGGAAGTGGTCGTGTATCAATGGCGCATGGTCGGACATCACAGGCGGTAGGCGTTAATGGTCAACTGGTCGAGTATCGCTATGATGGCACGGTTAAAACAGTCTCAAACTGGCCTACAGACAGCGGATTCACTCAGTATGAGTTAGGTTCGGTTCGCGACATTACGCGTTTACGTGGGCGTTATGCGTGGTCAAAAGACGGCACTGATTCATGGTTTATCACTGACCTTGAAGACGAATCGCATCCTGACCGTTACAGCGCACAATATCGTGCCGAGTCTCAGCCGGACGGCATCATCGGTATCGGGACATGGCGAGACTTCATCGTCTGCTTTGGTTCATCGACTATTGAATATTTCTCCCTGACTGGCGCAACCACCGTTGGTGCTGCTTTGTATGTCGCACAGCCATCACTGATGGTGCAAAAAGGCATCGCCGGGACTTACTGCAAAACGCCGTTTGCTGATTCGTATGCGTTCATCAGCAATCCGGCAACGGGTGCGCCGTCTGTATACATCATCGGCTCCGGTCAGGTATCACCAATCGCCAGCGCGAGTATTGAGAAAATACTACGCTCCTACACTGCTGATGAACTGGCTGATGGTGTGATGGAATCGCTGCGATTTGATGCTCATGAGTTGCTGATTATCCACCTTCCGCGCCATGTTCTCGTGTACGACGCATCTTCAAGCGCTAATGGTCCGCAATGGTGCGTACTGAAAACAGGACTGTATGACGATGTGTACCGCGCTATCGACTTCATTTACGAAGGCAATCAGATAACGTGCGGCGATAAGCTGGAGTCCGTGACCGGGAAATTGCAGTTCGATATCAGCAGCCAGTACGACAAGCAGCAGGAACACCTGCTGTTTACTCCGTTGTTCAAAGCGGATAACGCCAGAGTGTTCGACCTTGAGGTTGAATCGTCAACTGGCGTTGCGCAGTACGCCGACCGCCTGTTCCTCTCTGCAACCACTGACGGCATCAATTACGGTCGTGAGCAGATGATTGAGCAGAATGAACCGTTCGTTTACGACAAACGTGTTTTGTGGAAGCGAGTAGGGCGCATCAGGAAAAATGTTGGCTTCAAATTGCGCGTTATCACGAAGTCACCTGTAACTCTGTCTGGCTGCCAGATAAGGATTGAGTAATGGCTGATTCGAATCTCAATGTGCCGGTAATCATTCAGGCTACGCGGCTCGACACATCAGTCCTTCCACGCAATATCTTCTCGCAGTCGTATCTGCTTTACGTTATCGCACAGGGCACTGATGTTGGTAACGTGGCTAACAAGGCCAACGAGGCCGGACAGGGCGCTTATGACGCACAAGTCAGGAACGATGAGCAGGATGTGATTCTCGCTGACCATGAGCAGCGAATTTCTGCTGCGGAAGCAACGCTTGTTAATCATGAGGAGCGAATCAGCCACGCAGAATCAACTCTTCAGGACCATGAAACGCGAATCGCTCAGAATGAAAGCGATATTGCGTCGCTTGATACCAGAGTTCAGTCGCTGGAGTCGCAGGTTTCAGACCATGAAACGCGCATTGATGCTCTGGAGTATGCAACCACACGCAAGAAGTCAGAGGTTGTTTACTCTGGCGTATCAGTAACCATCCCGACAGCGCCGACCAACCTTGTTAGCCTGCTGAAAACGCTCACGCCGTCATCCGGGACGTTGGCACCATTCTTCGACACTGTTAACAACAAGATGGTTGTGTTCAACGAGAACAAAACCTTGTTCTTCAAGCTGTCGATTGTCGGGACGTGGCCCAGCGGAACCGCCAACAGGTCAATGCAGCTAACATTTTCCGGTTCTGTTCCTGACACACTGGTAAGCAGTCGCAACTCGGCGACAACAACCGACAACATCCTGTTAGCTACGTTCTTCAGCGTGGATAAAGACGGCTTTCTTGCCACAAATGGCAGTACGTTAACCATTCAGTCAAATGGGGCGGCGTTTACTGCCACAACCATCAAAATCATTGCGGAGCAGTGATGATTCAGTTCAAACCAACGCGAAACATCGACCTGATCGAAGCAGTAGGAAATCACCCTGACATTATCGCCGGGAGCAACAACGGTGATGGATACGACTACAAACCTGATTGCCGTTACTTTGAGGTGAACGTGCACGGGCAGTTCGGCGGCATTGTTTACTATCAGGAGATTCAGCCGCTGACATTCGATTGCCACGCCATGTACCTGCCAGAGATTCGCGGCTTCAGCAAGGAAATCGGGCTGGCGTTCTGGCGATACATTCTGACTAACACCACCGTTCAGTGCATCACATCGTTCGCTGCACGCAAATTCCGCCACGGGCAGATGTACTGCGCAATGATTGGCCTTAAGCGTGTAGGAACCATCAAGAAATACTTCAAAGGCGTGGATGACGTGACTTTTTACAGCGCCACACGCGAAGAACTAATCGACTTCCTGAATCACGGGAGATAGCCATGTTATATGCATTTAAGCTGGGCAGAAAACTGCGCGGCGAGGAACCTTATTGCCCTGAAAAAGGCGGGAAAGGTGGCAGTTCTGATAAAAGCGCAAAGTATGCAGCAGAAGCTCAGAAGTATGCTGCAGATCTGCAAAATCAGCAGTGGCAGACGATCATGAAAAACCTTGCTCCGTTCACGCCTCTTGCGGAGCAGTATGTTAACCAGCTTCAGAACCTTTCCAGTTTAGAAGGTCAGGGGCAGGCACTTAATCAGTATTACAACTCTCAGCAGTATAAAGACCTTGCAGGGCAGGCGCGTTACCAGAGTCTTGCTGCTGCGGAGGCGACGGGTGGACTTGGTTCGACAGCCACAAGCAATCAACTGGCTACGATCGCGCCGACACTCGGTCAGTCTTGGTTATCAAATCAGATGAGCAATTACAACAATCTGGCAAACGTTGGGCTTGGTGCGCTGCAAGGTCAGGCAAATGCCGGGCAGACGTACGCCAACAACATGAGCAGCATTGCACAGCAAAGCGCAGCTCTTGCCGCTGCTAATGCCAATAAACCATCAAGTCTTCAGACTGCAATTAGCGGTGGCACGTCTGGTGCGATTACCGGTGCAGGTCTTGCCAGCCTTTTGGGAACATCAACACCTTGGGGCGCTGGAATTGGTGCTGGTATCGGATTGCTTGGCTCGTTGTTTTAAGGGGTAATCATGGCTACTTGGCAAGGATCAAATGGCGGATTGTTAGCTGGTATCGGCGGCGTCAACTCAAACGCTCCAAGCGTAAATGACATCGGCAATACGCTTCAGCTTATCAGGCAGAACAATGATATTGAGCGTTCAGGCGCTAACAATGTTGGGCTGACTGCTTTGCAAGGTCTTTCAGGTATTGCGGGTGTTTTTCAGCAGGAAAAGCAGGCTCAGCGGCAGAAAGAATTTCAGCAGGCGTACGCTAATGCTTATGCGTCTGGTGATCGCGGTGCTTTGCGTCAGTTGGCTACTCAATATCCAGACCAGATTGAATCCGTTCGTAAAGGCATGGGATTCATTGATGAAGAGCAGCGCAATTCTATCGGCACCTTAGCGGCTGGCGCACGCCTTGCGTCATCCTCTCCAGAAGCAATGCAATCATGGCTGCAAAACAACGCCGGTGAGTTAGCTCGTGTTGGCGTTAATCCTCATGACGTCGCTCAGATGTACCAACAGAACCCGCGGCAGTTCGGCGAATTTGTCGATCACCTGGGGATGAACAGTCTCGGGCCCGAAAAATACTTTGACCTACAGGATAAAATGCAGGGTCGCCAGGTTACCATGCGCGGTCAGGATCTGGATTCGCAAACCGCCGCTCGGAATCAGGCAATCACAATGCGCGGACAAGATATCCAGGCGAATTTAGGTCAGCAGCGCATTAATCTGGACGCAGAAACAAACCGCATTAACAACGAAAATAAGCGCCTTGACCGGATGCTATCAGCAGAAACTAACGACCTGAAGCGCCAGGAAATACAGAGCCGCATAGCAGCCAACAACCAGCAGTTGCAGCAGAAGCAGCAAGCGCTAAATGATGGCTACAAAGACGGCATCAACACCCTCACAACCAGCATGTTCACTCTGAACGATATCGTTAGTTCTCCTTCACTTAAGAGCATTACAGGCTTACGTGGAGTAATCCCCAACGTTCCAGGCTCACAGGCTGCAGACACTCAGGCACGACTTGATACCTTTAAATCACAAGCATACCTGACAGCGGTTCAGGCCATGCGAGGCATGGGCGCACTTTCTGATGCCGAGGGCAAAAAGCTCGACCAGGCTGTTGGTTCGCTGCAGAACTCGCAGAGCGAGGAGTCCTTTCGTCGCAACGCTGGCGTCATCCTGAACACGCTCAACCAGAAGCGTAATGAGGCGGTTGGTAAGTACGTTCAGCAAAACGGTATCAAGCGAGTGGAAGCGCCTCAGGCTTCTATAGATTACCTGAAGCAGCACCCCGAGCTGTCAATCGACTTCATTAATCGCTACGGATATCTTCCATCTTTGGGGCAGTAAATGGCTAATTACCGTGATTTGTTAGAGCAGGCTGGCGCACGTTACGGTGTGCCAGAAGGGTTGATGACTGCACTGGGTGCCAAGGAGTCTTCTTACAACCCTGCCGCAGTAAGCTCCGCCGGGGCTGTAGGATTGACTCAGGTCATGCCTGGGACATGGCGTGATATGGGTTATACCGATGAGCAAATGCAAAACCCCGAATATCAGGCTGACGCTGGCGCGCGCTATCTGGCAAAGATGTACCAGCAGTTTGGTAACTGGCGTGACGCTCTTCAGGCTTATCACGACGGTCCCGGCAACGTTATGAAGGCAAAGCGTGGTGAATATACGCCAGGACCTGAAGGCCGCGGTTACGTTGATGATCGCTTTGCTCAATGGGCGGGTGACCCGGTGACAGACTCAACAGTCGAACAGCGCGCCACCTCTGCAAAGGTACATCCTCAGCAAGACCCTAACAACCCGTTTGCACAACTGGAAGCACAGTCATCCGAACAAGTATCGGCATCAGGCGTGCAGTCAGACCCAAATAATCCATTTGCTCAGATTGAGCAGCAGGCAGCCAGTCAGCAGCCACCTCAACCCGTAAGTTCTGTCGCACCGAAACCTGTTCAGCAGCAAGGCGGAATAATGTCTGACCTTGGTAATGGACTTGCTGAAACCGGGCGCGGCTTACTACAGGCAGGAATCAACGTAGCGAACATACCTGCTGAACTCACTGATGCTGTAACAAGCGCGGCGGCTTGGGCTGGCGGTAAACTCGGCATTGGCGATGGTACATATCAACCAGCACCACGAGTAACAACGCAGGGATTAGAGCAGGACTTTGGCCTTCAGCAAGGCGCGCTGACTCCACAAACGACAGAGGGGAGGGTATTTGCTGAAGCATTGCCTTACCTCACTCCTGCTGGCGTTGAGAGAGCGGCAACACAGGCACCAACACTTGCTGGTCGAATTGCTCAGGGGGCAACTCGCCTCCTCGCAGAAAACGCAGTTGGATCACTTGCTGCAAACAGTGCGAAAGATGATGCGGAAGCACTCGCCACCGATTTAGGCGTTGGTGTACTTACTGGCGGTGCTATTAACGCTGCCGGACGTGGATTAGGTGCTGCTTATCGTGGTGTTCGTGGTGCTATCGCGCCAGAAGCACAGCAAGCTATCAGATTTGCAGAGCGTGAAGGAGTTCCTCTGCACACCACAGACCTGTTACAGCCTACTTCCCGCGTCGGAAAAATGGCGCAGACTACAGCAGAAAATATTCCTCTGGCTGGCACAAGCGGAATGAGAGCAACGCAACAGGAAGCGAGAAGCCAGTTGGTGCAGAGATTTGCTGATAAATTCGGTGAGTATGATCCATCTGTTGTTATTGACAGCCTTAAAGCGAAAACATCAGGAATTCGTCGTGCCGCCGGTAATCGACTGGAGCAGGTTCAGAATGCTATGGCTGGAGTAAACATTCAGCCTGCGCGAGCAATTCAGCAGATTGATACAGAAATATCTAATCTGCAGAAGCTTGGTAAGGTAGCTGATAACGAGACAATTTCAAAACTTCAGTCATATCGTGATGAGCTTGTTCGCAATGCTGGCCCTGATGGTCCGGTTAATCTGGATTTGAAGCAATTAAGCGATCTGCGAAGCCAGTTCAGAATGGACGTGAAGGGGGAGCGACCCGTGTTACCAAACCGTTCCGATGCCGCCATTCAACGTGTTTACAAGGCGATGACCGACGATATCAATGGTGCCATTGGTCAGAATCTTGGCAACGATACTCTCCGTAAATATCAGCAGGCCAATGCCGTCTACGCTGACGAAGCGGCGAAACTAAAGAATACCAGGCTGAAGAATGTTCTCATGAAAGGAGACCTGACGCCGGAAGTTGTCAACAACATGCTATTCAGCAAGAACAAATCGGAAATTAAGACGCTGTATAACTCAGTTGGTCGTGTTGGCAGGGCGCAAATGCGCAATGGCATCATTGGAAAGGCGATGGAGAAATCTGGCGGATCCCCTGACCAGTTCCTTCGGCAGCTTAACATCCTGCAAAACCAGACTGGCATCACATTTAAAGGTCAGGATGCTGCTTATCTGAAAGGATTGAAAAACTACCTTCAATCAACGCAGCAGGCTGCAAAAGCGGCTGTAACAACACCCACAGGCCAGCAAACCATCCCGTTCATTATCGGGTATGGGACGGCAATGAACCCTGCAACAACTGGCGCAGCGGTAAGCTACGGACTTCTTACTCGCGCCTACGAGAGCGAGCCATTCAGAAATGCAATGCTCCGAATGGCAAACACACCACGCGGATCAACAGCGTTTGAGAAAGCCATGCAGCAGGCGCAAAAGGCCATTAACGCCCTGACTCAGGGTGCCAAGTCTGATGCATTGTCAGAATAGCTTCGCAAACACCAGGAACGTGCAAAAACCAAATATGTAGAACGCAATATTCAGCATATCTCTTTGCATAAATCCTCCGTAACTGATGGTTAGCTGCTGTCTTTTTTATATAGCTCTTTGAGCGTATCAAAGACAATTTTCTTAACCATATCAGATTGTTGTTCTGCCATACGCTCTGCATCGTCAATGTAAACTGATGCAGAGCTTTGTTTATCCAATGATTCTTCAATCGCTGCAATTATCTCTGAGTTCAGCGACCTGTTATTCATCTTCGCACGCTGCTTAATTTTCGCGTGGAGTTCATGCGGAAGTCTCAAGTGAAACTGCGCCTCGTCGTATTTGCTGTACATCCTTGATGCCTCACCAGTTGGGTGGAATGGCATCGTAACCTACTGGATAAATACTCAATAGTACCATTTCGGTATGCAATCACATCATGGTTGCATCATATCATTCGTCTGGAGCAATGAAATGTCAGATATCACCGCAAATGTTGTGGTAAGCATGCCTTCGCAACTCTTCACTATGGCGCGTTCTTTTAAAGCGGTTGCCAATGGCAAAATTTATATCGGAAAAATTGACACTGACCCGGTAAATCCTGAAAACCAGATTCAGGTTTATGTAGAGAATGAAGACGGTTCTCACGTTCCTGTTTCGCAACCAATCATCATTAATGCTGCTGGTTACCCCGTATATAACGGACAGATTACCAAGTTCGTAACTGTACAGAATCACTCCATGGCTGTATATGATGCGTATGGCGCACAACAATTCTATTATCCTGATCTACTGAAATATTCTCCAGACCAGTTAAGGGCTGAGCTTTCTGGCCCTGATGGCGCATCTCTGGTTGGTTATGGAGGCACAACCGTAAAGATTGAGCTGGAGATCTTGAAAGCTACACATGATTCATTAATTGATAAAACAGGATTTAACGCTATTGGCCGCTTTCTCAATCTTTCAGAGCTTCGCTCCTGTGTTCCGGAGGAGGCAGGGCAGATTGTATACGTAGCATCAGCAGCTAGCACTACACATGCTGAAAACCACCTTGGTGGCGGCTTTTTCGAGTCTGTTGATAACATTCAGGCATGGGCTGATGATGGTGGAATTGTAATCAAGCCAGAAACTGGAACGATGGTATGGAGACGAATTAATTTTACCACTTACGACATGCAATTTTGGGGGGTGAAACCTGACGGATCGACAGATAACGCTGCTTCGATAACTAAAGCCACAAATTATGCCCGATCAAACCGTATAATTCTGGATGCCCCTGCCGGGGACATTTACACCAGTGAGATGGTCCCTATCTATAGTAATATGGGCATCAGAGGTGCAGGTACTAAAGCAGAAGGCACGGTTTTCTGGAAAACAACAAATAACGCATTCCCCTATAAAAATGGTAACACGGTAGTTGAGTCAATCGATGCACTTGTAGGCTTTGTACCAACAAAGACTGACCGTGCCGACTTCAGCATGGATAGTTTCTGTGTGCACGGTCGTTTAGAGAATTGTATGTTCCGTAGGCTTGGCCTGACGCAAGAAAATGTAACTACCACAAGGCCGTACTACGGATTGTTCTTAGGCAAATCAGCATCTCCTGTCATACGTCAAGTATCTGTAGAAGGTGGATACATAGGAATAGGTGCATATGTAGTATTCTCAGGCATCATGGAGATGCTATCTGCAACACAATACAACGGGTACGGTTATGCTGGGGTTAGTATAAGCGATTACAGAAACTCAACCTTGTATTCGTCTGGAACCAGTATGGATATGCGGCTTGTTCAGGTTAGAGGATATCAGTTTGGGTTTCAGATTGGTCGTTTGCAGTACACCACCATGACGAACTGTACGGCAGAAGAGATTACACCTATGTCTGGTGAGACAGTCTGCTACGCCTTCGACTTCACAGACCCCTATAGCATCGTTATGAATACCTGCGCCACGGAGTTTGTGTATGGTGGACAGATACGCGTAAGTAGTTTTGCTAACCCTAGCTTTGTTCGTTCTCTTACAGTTAATGGGTATCTACCGATAGGCCAGCAAGCCTCTGTCGCACCAACCCCTATTTATTATGTAGATAGCGGTGGAGTAGGCATCTTGAAAGTAACCTTTATAGGCGGGGACTTATCAAGAGACACAAGTAAAACTAATAACACGGCTCCTGTTGTATCAGGGGTAAATGCTAAGGTTGTAGTTCTTAACTCTGGCGGAGAGGACTGGACCGCGGTGAGCAGCGGTACATTCACCCGAATAGCATGACATTATATTCAGATGTATCTAAATGGGGCAGAACGCCCCATGATTTTTATTTTTTAAAATCAATATTAACAACGTCATTATTAGATCTTATATCGAATAATGTTGAAGAAAATTTAATAGGTATGCTATTAATTTTTTTTTGTGTATCTTCCCATACTGGATATTCACATGACCGCATATTGTAACCGTAGTTGTTGATATAAAAAACTATCCATGAAAGATAGTGGTCTGCATATTGTGGGGATATTGATTTAATAAATGGGTATTTTTCATACGCATTTAACTCATTGCTACTTTGTGGCATGCGACCAGAAATCGAAAGGCATTGGGAGCTGTCATTTTTAGCATACATAGCAACTGTGTATGCTACGCTTTTATATTTATCAACCATATCAGATGATATATTATAAAATGCGGAAATAGATGTTAAAACATAAATTATATAAACAAAAGAAAAGAATGCAGATATTTTTACATATGTATTAACAAAGTATTTACTTAACATTGTAAGTGATAAAATAAATAATAAAATTATACTTGCAATTGAGACACCGAATGAAGTGTATGCCCTCACCGCATATGGTATATTTTTGAAAAATAGCATAAATGAAGGGCAAGACATAAAGATTAAGCAAGGTGAAATAGCTATGAATATTCTTGTTAAGAAATCATGAGATTTAATTTCGCTTCTAAAGGAAACACAAACACATATCATAGAACAGATTACGAAAAGAGATATATAAATCCAAAACAAAAAACTAGGAGTATTATTGCTAATGAAAGATATATATTTCTCGATGTTATAGAAGAATTGTATGGGTGTTGATATTATATCGCCGTTTTTTTGTGCATATTCCCCGCTAACAAAAAAACCAACAATGACTAATTTGTAGATAAATATTGATATTATTGATGTTAGAAATATTGATATGTATCTATTCTTTTCAATGCAATTCCCTCTAGCGATATCTAAAAAAACATAACATATACTAACACACAAAAACGCACCGAAAGATGCTTGATATAGACTTAATGATGCTACTAGAAAAGCTGTTTTTAATATAAACGATCGCCTTGATTGGTTAAGTGTTCCTGCAATAATTGACATCGCTAAGGATAATGTCATTGTTAGATTGTCAAATCTGTAAGCTGCGTTCGGTATATAGTTCCAAGTAACAAAGCATAACGATGAAATAATAATGCCACTAATGCCATACTCTTTAGGTGCTAGCTTGTAAACAGTATAAGATGCTAGTAAAATAGAAGCAATATAAGTGTATGGATACAGATCTGTTAATTTACCTCCAAAAGATAGCAATTTCATAATCAGTTCAGATAGTGGTCTTCCATCAGGAGACCAGTAGAAGTACCCTAAATTAATCCTACTAAGATCGTCATAATATTTTAAATCTAATAATATGAAAGGAAAGAAAAAAATAGCTATTATAGCTAGTGAAGATTGCTTCCTTGTCATTTATTGTTACCTCGCAATATATATTTGGGTCTTTGCTTTGTTTCAATATAAATTCGTCCAATGTACTCACCAAGAACACCAATACCAATGAGTTGGATGCCACCAAGGAAAAGTATAGATACTAGCAGGGATGGATAACCTCTAACCGGGTTTCCAAACGCCAGAGTGTCCAGAATCATCCATGCGCCATATGTAAATGCTAAGCCAGCGACGAGAAGGCCGATGTAAGTCCACATACGTAGCGGAAAAGTCGAGAAGCTCGTAATTCCCTCAAGAGCAAGATTCCACAACTTCCATCCGTTGAACTTGGTACTGCCAGCAACACGTTCTGCGCGGGCATAATCAACGATATCAGTGCGACCACCAACCCAGCTCAAAACACCCTTCATGAAAAGGTTGCGTTCTGGCATGAGCTTAATGTTCTCTACGACTTCACGAGACATCAGACGGAAATCACCAACATTTTCCTCGATCTGCGGATTGCTGATTTTATTGTGAAGCTTATAGAACCACTCGGCGGTTTTCCTCTTCAGTCTGCCATCCGTTGAGCGGTCAGATCGTTTAGCAAGCACCATATCAGCGCCTGCCTGCCACTTTTCAATCAGATGAGGAATAACCTCAATCGGATCTTGCAGGTCAACATCAATTGGAATTACAGCATCGCCAGTTGCATGGTCTAACCCTGCAAACAATGCAGGTTCTTTACCAAAGTTGCGTGTAAATGACAGCGGAACAACTAGCGGATCAGAAACAGCCAGAGCGTTAATGATTGACTCCGTAGAGTCTTTGCTACCATCATTTATAAAAACAATTTCTACTTCATATGGCTTCAACTCTTCGAATTCACGTACCGTTTTATAAAAAATTGGTATCGCTTCTTCTTCATTGAAGACAGGAACTACAAGAGATATCTTCATTTCGCATCCCTAAAGACAATGAACTTTGAATAGACGAAACCGCACACCAGGCTGATGGCGGAGAAAGTGATAAGGGTGACCATCGGGGGAAGGGCGCATCTATCAGCAGCCCACCCGACGACAACACTCAATGTTCCCATGAATCCCACGTATAACAAGTAACGCATCGTTGTAGTCGATGCCTTGAATGTGAATTTTGCATTCGCGAAGAAGCTAAAACTCACAGCCACAACGAAACCTGCGAAGTTTGCAAGAGCTTGGTTTGTATGCGCGGCATAGATACAAACACCAAAAACCACCCAGTGTATAAGGGTGTTCAGCACACCAATCGAGGTGTACTTTGCAAATAGCTTTAACATTTCTTCTATCAGCTAATAATCAAAGGCATGAAGTCTATCATCCAAGTCTCAATCGATCGATGACTTGCTGTGGTTGATGAGAAAAGCTCTGGCACACAAGGATTTGCACTGGCTTTCTAAGCTTTGTGTTCTTAGCTAGTTAAGGTGGATCACTCCACCTTTTCATCAAGCCAGTCCGCCCACCATTGCATCATTTCTCTGCGTTTATCGAGATACTGAGCATGGTTGTAAATTCCACGCACAGATCCTCCGTTGGCATGTGCGAGTTGCACTTCAATCGCGTCAGCAGGCCATTCGTGCTCGTTCATAATCGTGCTGAATTCATGCCTGAATCCGTGACCGCTTTCCAGACCCTCATAGCCGATTTGTTTGATCACAAGTAGCACCGCGTTCTCGCAAATTGGCTTTTTCTTATCGTTGCGCCCGGCAAAAACAAACTCTGATACTGGTTTAGTGATTGAGCTTAGCGTAGTGAGGAGTTCAACCACCTGGTCTGACATAGGAACCACATGAATTTTGCGTCCCTTCATCACATTGGCGTCGATGGTGATAATCCTGTTTTCAAAATCGACGTTCTTCCATAGCATGGAGCGAAGCTCTTTCGTTCTTAGGGCTGTGTAGCGCAAAACTTTAGTCGCAATGAGCGATACGATGCTTCCTGAAAATGTTGCCAGTGCTTTGTTGAATGCAGGGATCTGGTCTGCAGGAAGAAACGGGAAGTTCTTCTTGCGGTATCCCTTCATGGCGTCAGCAAGGTCAGGTGCCGGGTTATATTTAGCCCTACCAGTGACAATAGCGTAACGGAAAACCTCGCCGCATCTTCTGCGTGCTTTGTTGGCTCGCTCCATTGCGCCGCGATCTTCAAATCTGCGGATTACTTCCAACAGTTGCATCGGCTCAATATCCTGAATCTCAAGACCGCCGATGATGGGTAAAATGTCGTCATCAAACATTTTGGCAAGTTCAGTTGCATAGCCTACTGACCAGACTTGCTTCTTGTGCTCGTACCATTCCTTGTAAATGGCACTAAAGGAATTGTTGTTAGACGAAGCCTTTTTCGCTTTTACCGGATCGATGCCAACCGAGATGTCTTTCCTCGCGGTCCATGCTTTATCTCTTGCCTCCTGCAAAGTCATTAGCGGATATTTTCCTACGGTCAGGATTTTCTCCTTACCGTCAATCTTGTAGCGAAGCTGCCATACCTTTTTCCCTGACACAGGGACATAAAGGTACAGGCCATTACCATCGAGTAGGCGGTATGGTTTTTCTTTCGGCTTTGCTGCTTCAATCTGCTTAACGGTGAGCAT